TCTAAAATTCCAAATAATATTAAATATGCACAATTTGAATTAGCGAGAGCATTGGCAAATGATACTGATGCTATTACTGGTACTACTGGTAAAGATGGTAATTTTTCTGAAGTAAAATTAGGAGATATACAGGTTAAATATAATACTGATAGTCAGGGAACTGGTTCTGTTAATAATATTTTAGATGTTTACCCGTGGTTACAAAGTTATCTTGGAGCATATATGCTAGGTGGAGCAGGTAGTTTTCAGATGAGGGTAGTTAGAGGATAATGGCAGGTCAATTAGATTCATTATTTAAAGATGTAGCAAAACAAGTAGTAGCTGATTTAGGATCTTCTTTTGATTCTTCTATTGTTTATACAAAGAAAGCATCTGGCAGTTACAACACAAGTACAGGTGTTTTTACTACAACTGATACAACTTATAGTATCAAAGCACCTATTGAATTTATTAATTCAATTGAAGATGGAAATGTAGAAACAAGACAGGCAAAAATTTATATAACACCTGATCTTATTGGAGATAATCAACCTGATTTAGATGATGAGATTACATTAACTTATGCTGGATCTACAAGAGTTGCACAGATAACTAATATTGATACAAAACAAGGTGGTCAGACTTACTTGTTTACTATTTTAGTGAGGTTCTAATGCCAAGAGAACAGGAGTTTAGTGCTGATAATGTAATGAATAATCAAATGGCACAGTTAGATGCTGATTTTGCACAGACAATAAGAGATTTACATGATGCATTATCTTCAGAACAAGGTAGTCCTGTTTATACTGGTTTTTTAGCATCTAGTTGGAAAGTAAGGAGAGAACCAATACAGGATAGACAATCAGTATATGAGCATCCACCTTGGGCTGGTATAAGAAGACAATTAGATGCTGTATGGGCAAGTGACAAAGAAGAAAGAAGAAGAAAACGTAGAGAATTATCAAATCAAATAGCAGAAATTAAGATTCGATTTCCTGTTGGTACTGATTATAAATTTATAAATGCAGATATATATATTGGTAATGTTGCTGAATATGCTAGTTACAGTGCAGAAGATCAAAAACTTTCTAATTTTGTTCAAGGCGAAGCAGGTAAAATTATTAAAGATAACATGAGAGATAAAGGTAAAATATTTATTGGAGCTAAACCTGGTAGTGGTTTTGGATCTATAAAACCTGGATCTAGCCTACGTTACATTGAACCTTCGTAATTATGACTTTAGTTAATGCCAGAGCAGCTTTTGAAAAAGCAGTAACAGATGCAGTAGTAGCAGCAGATAATACTGTTTCTGTTATTAATGATAATGTGCCATTCACAACTCCTGGAAAAACTAAGAAATATATAATTATGAACTTAAGTTTTAATCAATCAACTATACAAAATCAAGGTGCTGCCTCTGATTATTATGCTGGTGTCATTCAATGTAATATATATGTACCCAAAAATAAAGGAACTTCAGTTGTATCTGCCATAAGTGAATCTGTTATTGATGGTCTTACTTCTGTTAATGCTTCTAATTATAGTGATACGTTTAGTTGTACTCCAAGAGTTGCAGATGTAAATGGTCCAACTATGTTACAAATAGAGGATAGAAGTCATTTTATAGGAATTATTTCTTGTCAATTTACCGCTAATGCCTAATATAAGTATAATATAAATATTATATTAGAATACTATGGAAGCGATTGAACTCCTCAGAAACAAATTTGGTGTAAGCCAAAAATATAAATATGAAGTGAAAGATGGAGAAGAAACAGTATTAGAAATTTATTGGCATCCATTAACTATTGCAGAAAGAGAATCAATCATGGCTAAATCTAAAGGCGATGATGCAAACGAGTTTGCTTTAAATCTTATGATTGAAAAAGCATTAGATAATAATGGTAAAAAATTATTTCAAGATGGTCATAAAGCATCTTTACGAAGAGAAGTAAATTCAACTGTCTTACAAAATATACAGATGGCAATGATGACATCAGGAGAAGATTTAAAAGTGGAGGAAGCGAAAGCAGCTTTAAAAAGCTAATAAAGATTGGTATTTTATGTTTGCCCTAGCAAAAGAGTTAGGAATGACTTTAAAACAACTAACAGAAAATTTAACTATAGAGGAATTAATATCATGGTCTGCATTTTTTGAATTAAAACACGAACAAGAAGAAAAATATAAAGAACAAGTGCAAAAAAAACAAGCCATGAAACCCAGAAGGAGGTAAGATAGGGGTAATTTATTGGGTCGAGTAAGTGGCAGCAGAATACGGAATTAATATTAATGTCAAAACGCAGACCCAACAATTAAAAAATTTACAGTTACAACTTAAGGCTGTAGATAATCTAGCCAAATCAATTAAGGCACAACAGATTGCTCCAGAACTTAAAGGAGGTTCTCCAGAATTACTTAGAAAATTTAAAGATAGAATTGCACAAATAAGAAATGAAGTAATTGTTACTAACAATGCGTTTGTAAATAATACAAAACAAATTAATAATAATGCAGGTGAAATTAGAGGTTTTTCTGCTGCATTACGAGATGCAAGAGCAAATGTAAAGCTATTTAGTGGAGAATATAATGTTTTAACTCAAGGTATCCAAAAGGCAGATTTTACAGCACGATTCAAAGAAATTAAAGAATTTAGCAGAATTGCAGCAAATCAGGCAGCAAATTTAGGTGGTGCTATTCCAATGGCACAAGGAACTACTTTTGAAGATTTAATGGCATTTAGGCCAACTAATACTAGAGAAGCTATAAATGATTATGTAAGTATGTTGAGATTTCTTGAGGCAAGATTAGATAGAACAAGCGATAGGTTTAAGCAGGTTACTGCAAGAATAAAAGAAATGGAGACTCAACTTCGTTCTCCAATAATACGAGATACAGCTAATCAAACTTCAAGACCTGCTGGACCTAGACAGGCAATGGCAGGAGAGAATTTTTTTAATAGAACTTTTGGTCAAAATAGACAATTTCAACAAGGTGGTTTATTTTTCGAGCCTGGTGGGTTTGCTAGTAGAAGAAGAAATGCTCTTAGTAGTGGTCTAATTGGTGGAGGTTTTCCTCTGTTATTTGGTCAAGGTTTAGGTGCGTCTGTTGGTGGTGGTCTTGGTGGTATTGCTGGTGGTTTCTTAGGCGGTGGATTAGGATTTGGTCTTTCTATTGTTGGTACTCAATTAGGTAAAACAGTTGATGTATTAATTCAATCAACAACAAAAACAGGACAGGCTTTAGATGGATTAACTAAAAATTCTGATACATTACTCGAAAGTTTAGGTAATTCAAATAATCTTTTAGGTCAAAGAGTTAGATTAATAGAACAAGCAAGAGGAAAAGAAGACGCTTTTAATGAAGCTGTAAGACAAACTACAGTTTTAGTTGGAACTAATGGTGTTGAAGCATTGCAACAATTTGGTAGTGAGACTAAAGAGATACAAACAGGGTTAGCTCAAATTTTTCTACAATTTCAAGCTGGATTGGCAAGGGTTAATCAGTTTCTTGGAATTACTAAAATGCTTGCAAATATGTTACCTAGAAATTATTCAGCAGAATTAAATAATCTTCTCTCTAATCCAGATGTTGGTCCTAATTTTAATCAAATAACAGGTGCTGCAACTGGTTTAACTGCAGTTGATATTATGGAAAACTTAAGAAGAATAGAAGATCCAAAAAATCTTCAAGAAAGAATATTTTCAACAGTAAATAAAGATACTAGTTTTCATATTAAATTAAAAAAAGATGCAGAAGCTTTAACAACATACGGTAATAAAATTGTTAATACAAGTCTTGCTCAAGAAATATTAAATGGAGAAATGAAGCATCAGCTTGAAATAAGTCAAACAACAGGACATTTACAAAGACAGGAAATAAGAAATCGTAAACAAGTTAATGAGTTAGTTAAAGAATATGAAGAATTATTAGGAAGAGAAGCACTTCAAAGTGAAGTTGAAAAGATTGAAAAATTAGTAGAAGCTACAAGTGGATTAGTACTAGGTTATAGATTACTTAACGATGAAATTGAAAAAACAGAAGAAGAATTATTTAGATTAAATGATGTTGGCTATCAAATAGTTGAATTATCAAAAACAATTAGTTCATCATTTGCTGAATCATTCAAAGGAGTAATCAACGGAACAATGACAGTTCAAGATGCATTTAGAAATATGTTAAGCAAAATTGCTGATTATTTTCTTGATACTGCTGCTCAATTAGCTGCAATGTCATTGCAAAAAGGATTAATGAGTTTATTTGGCAATATGTTCAATATTATCCCTGCTGGTGCAGATAGTGTTCAACAAACAATATATACGGCTGCGAATGGTGGTCCTGTAGGAATGAAACAACCTTATCTAGTTGGAGAACGTGGACCAGAATTATTTGTTCCTAATCAATCAGGAAATATTATTCCAAACCATGATTTAGCTGGAGTTGGTGGTGGTTCAACAAATATAGTAGTAAACGTAGATGCTTCTGGTTCTTCTGTTGAAGGAGATGAAGAACAAGGTAGAGAACTTGGTCGTATGATTTCAGTTGCTATA